CAGAAAGCTCCTGCCTAAACGGAGAGGAGCAGATTGCTGTTGGGTCTGTCCAGACATTGGCGCAGGAAAGCCGACTGCGGCAATTTCCCCGGAACTACTTTACTGACATCGTGGTGGACGAAGCCCATCACTGCCTGTCGGATAGCTATCAAAGGGTACTGGAACATTTTCCGAATGCCAATGTGCTGGGTGTCACAGCTACTCCGGACAGAGGAGACCGGAAGGATCTAGGTCAGTACTTTGATAGCCTTGCTTTTGAGTACAGCATGGAAGACGCCATTCGGGACAAGTACCTATGTCCGGTGAAGGCACAGATGATTCCCTTGGAGCTGGATATCAGCAAAGTCCAGATCACCAATGGTGACTTCAGCACCAGTCAAATTGGCTCTTTCTTAGAGCCGTACTTGCAGCAGATTGCAAAGGAAATGGCTCACTACTGTAAGGACCGCAAGACTGTTGTGTTTTTGCCGTTGGTACACATTTCACAGCGATTCCGGGACATTCTTGAGGATGTCGGCTTTCGAGCAGCAGAAGTGAATGGCAACAGCACAGACCGGGCGCAGATCCTGGCTGACTTTGAAAACGGAAAATACGATGTGCTGTGCAACTCAATGCTTCTAACGGAAGGTTGGGACTGTCCAAGTGTAGACTGCGTGGTGGTTCTCCGTCCCACAAAGGTCCGGAGCTTATACCAACAGATGGTAGGACGTGGAATGCGTCTACATCCCGGCAAGGATCACCTTCTGCTCCTGGACTTTTTGTGGATGACGGAACGGCACGATTTATGCCGCCCCTCTTGTCTTATTTCCAAGGATGCGGATATTGCCAAACGCATCGATGAACAGATCAAGGATGCGGATGACAGTGTTGACCTTGTAGATGCCGAAGATGAAGCCGAGCGTAATGTCCTCCAGGAACGGGAAGAAACACTTGCCCGGGAGCTGGAAGAAATGCGTCTGCGGACACGGAGACTGGTAGACCCACTTCAATATGCAGTTTCCATTGCGGCAGAAGACCTGGTTGGCTATGTTCCTACCTTCGCTTGGGAAATGGCACCACCTTCTGAAAAGCAACTGGCCTTTTTGGAACAGAGAGGTATTTACTCTGCTTCCGTTGAGAATATGGGAAAAGCAAGCTTGCTGATTGACCGGCTGATGCGCCGACAGAAAATGGGACTGGCAACACCCAAGCAAATCCGCTGTTTAGAACGTTACGGCTTTAGACAGGTCGGCACTTGGAAGTTTGAGGAGGCCGGCAAGATGATATCCCGGCTTGCCGCTAACAGTTGGCGGTTACCCCGTGGGCTTATTCCCAATAAATACAAACCTTAATTTGGAGGATTCTTTATGAGCAATATTTTATCTGCCCTACAAGCAATCGATGTAGCGGCAGTGAGTTACCAAGAGTGGATCAATGTCGGTATGGCATTGAAGGCAGAAGGCTTTGAATGCCAGGTTTGGGAAAATTGGAGCCGTGGCGATAGACGATACCACCCTGGCGAATGCGAACGCAAGTGGGATACCTTCCATGGCAGTATCTCTCCCATTACCGGAGCTACCATCGTGCAGATGGCAAAAGACCGTGGCTGGACGGCACTTGGTCCCGGGACGGCTATGGACTGGAACGACATCATCATGGATGACGGCGATAGCTTCAATCAGTACACGGCTCCGGAACAATGGAATCCTACGCAGGAGCTGATTACCTACCTGGAAACCCTATACGAGAAGGATGACTTCGTGGGTTATGTAACAAACGATGTGTGGCAGGATGCGGAGAGACGCTGGGTGCCGGCAAAGGGTGTATACTCACGGACAGCCGGTGAGTTGATTGCCTCACTAAAAAAGCATCCGGATGACTTGGGTGCGACCATTGGTGACTGGAAGCCGGAGGTCGGTGCTTGGATTCGTTTCAATCCTGTGGACGGCGAAGGTGTCCGGAATGACAATATTGTCCGCTTCAAATATTGCCTGGTCGAATCGGATAGTATGTCGATTACCGACCAGGATGCACTGTACCGGAAGCTGGAATTGCCGATTGCTTGCCTCGTTCATTCTGGTGGCAAAAGCCTACACGCTATCGTGAAGGTAGATGCCGAGGACTACACCGAGTACCGCAAGCGCGTGGAGTTTTTGTATGACTTCTTAGCAAGGAACGGCGTCGATGTAGACAGACAGAACCGGAATCCTTCTCGGTTGTCTCGTATGCCTGGTGTTACTCGCGGTGAGAAAAAGCAGTACTTGGTGGCTACCAATATCGGCAGAAAGAGCTGGGTGGATTGGCTCGACTTTGCTGAAGGTGTTACCGATGAACTGCCGGATATGGTTTCCTTGGATACTTACAAGGATAATCTCCCTGTTTTACCGGACGAGCTGATTAAAGGCGTTCTTCGCTGCGGACACAAGATGCTGATTTCCGGTCCTTCCAAAGCTGGTAAGAGTTTTGCTCTTATGGAGTTGAGCATCGCTATCGCAGAAGGCTCCAAGTGGCTGGGCTTCCCCTGCAAGAAGGGCAGAGTTCTGTATGTGAACCTGGAAATCGACCCGGCTTCCTGCATAATGCGTTTTATGAAAATCTATGACGCACAGAAGCTGCCGAAACGCAATATGGGCAATATTGTCATTTGGAACTTGCGTGGTCATGCGGTGCCATTGGACAAATTGGTCCCAAAGTTAATCCGCCGTGTGCGAGATCAGCACTTTGACGCCATTATCGTAGACCCCATTTATAAGGTCATCACAGGCGATGAAAATAACGCTTCCGATATGGCTATGTTCTGCAACCAGTTTGACAAGATCTGCACCGAAACCGGATGTGCAACTATTTACTGCCACCATCATTCCAAAGGGTCGCAAGGCAATAAGAAAGCTATGGACCGTGCAAGCGGAAGCGGTGTGTTTGCCCGAGATCCGGATGCCCAGCTAGATATGATTGAGCTGGCATTGACAGATGACATTAAAAACAATGTGAGAGACGGCTTTGCAACCGCCTGGAGAATGGAATCCAACCTCCGGGAATTTCCCAATATCCAGCCTGTAGAGTTTTGGTTTGAATATCCCATCCATCGCGTAGCCAATGCCACCGAATTATCGGCACTTCCGCCACAAGGGACATGGGAAGCAGGACAACTGCAAAACTCTCATAAAAAAACCGCAGAGGATGCCAATGAGGAATTCCGGCAAGCCTACCAGGTTTTGAATATGGATGGCGCAGTAACTGTGCAGGATATGATGGAATATTTGAACCTTGGGGACAAGGCCGTATATGCTCGGATTCGCAAAATGAAGGACGAGTTCTACTTGGAAAAGGGTCATGTGTACAAGGTGCAGGATAGCCCTAAATAGGTCTTAATTTCGGTTTTCTTCTACGCTGTATTTATATACATAAATACTATAGACGGTCGTTACACTCCCTAAGTGGGAAGGGCTAAATGCCCGCCCTTCCCCTTAGATGGAGCGCAACGGAACAGTCTCAGCAAAGAAAACCGCAAAATTCTGAGGTGTAGAAAAAATGAATTTCTTTATTGCAATCAACCCACCTACCACAACCGCACAGATGAAGCAGGTGCGAGTTGTGAAAGGAAAGCCCATATTTTATGATCCCCCGGCAGTAAAGGCTGCCAAGGACAAGCTGTCTGCATACCTCTCCGTGAACAGACCACAGAAGCCTTTTGAAGGACCGCTTTCTTTGCGAGTAATGTGGCTGTTCCCCCGGGGGAAAAGTCATAAGAATGGGCAGTGGCGCTCAACACGCCCGGATACAGATAATCTCCAAAAGATGCTGAAGGACTGTATGACCAAATGCCGCTTTTGGAATGACGATGCCCAGGTTGCCCGTGAGATCATCGAGAAAAGATGGTCGGATGAGCCCTGTGGCATATACATCGAAATTGAAAGATTGGAGGAAACAAAATGAGCTATGGAATTTATCGCAACTGCGAAGGCTATTCTGATCCCACAGCCGGAGTAGCTATGAGCAATATTATTAGAGATGAACGCAAGCAGAAAAAGAAGGAGCTTATCAAGCTTCACGGCAAAGAGCGCCGCCGGCTTAATCGCAGGTTGAAGCGGCTGCGTGAGGCACAGCAACAGGTCATAGAGGAGGCGAAGAAATGACAGCCAAGGAGTATTTAGGACAAGCCTATCGGTTGGATCAGCGGATTAACAGCAAGCTGGAACAGGTTATGTCTCTGCGTGATTTGACTACCAAGGCTACCGCAACAATGAGTGATATGCCCGGTGGCGGCAGTCGCAATGTGTTTAAGATGCAGGATATTATCGGCAAGATCGTGGATTTGGAAAATGAGATTAATGCCGATATTGACCGCTTGGTGGATTTGAAGCGTGAGATGGTTGTGGCAATCAAGGCCGTTGCAGATCCGGAATGCCAGACCCTTTTGGAGCTTCGGTATTTGTGCTTCAAGTCCTGGGAGCAGATTGCTGTTGCAATGGGCTATGGTGTGCGCCATGTTTACAAGCTGCATAATACGGCTTTGGAGAATTTTTTAGTGCCGAATTCTTAAAGTTGGCACTAAATGGCATTGTATGGCACCCCCTTCGTATGATATCATTATAATCGCCAAGTGAATATGGATGAGCCTCGCAGGTGTTCTGCGGGGCTTTTTCTATGCCCAAATGGAGGTGGTATGAGTGGGCTACAGGAAGGTTGGTTATATGGAGCAGCTTTGGTATGTCCTCCGCTACAAACTCCGTCAGCTTGTTAGGAAGGAGGAAAGGAATGCCAAGGAAACCTAAGAGACCCTGTTCCTACCCCGGCTGTCCCAAGCTTACTGACGGGCGCTTCTGTGAGGAACACGCCAAGGCAGAAGCCAAGCGGTACGAGACCTACGATAGAGACCCGGAGACACGCCGCCGTTATGGTCGGGTGTGGAAGCGTATCCGTGACAGCTATGTACAGCAGCACCCCGTGTGTGAGCTGTGTCAGCGTGACGGAAAGTTTGTACCGACCGAGGAGGTTCACCACAAGGTGCCCCTAGCAGAAGGTGGTACACACGCACGAGATAATTTAATTGCGCTGTGTAAGCCTTGTCACGCAAAGCTCCACGCAGAGCGCGGTGACAGATGGCATAGCTGAAAAGGTCCTGATGAGATTTTGGTTCAAGCCACCCCGGTAGGGGGGTAAAAATCTCCGGGACCTTTTTTCTGTGCAACGGGCGTGGGGTCACGTGCGCGAAATCGCAAAAGTTTTAAGGGGAATAGGCCCCGGCGAAAGGAAGGTGTAAAAAATGGGCCAAAGAGGACCGAAACCTGGTACGGGTGGACGACCTAAAAAACCAATAGCAGACAAAATAGCAGATGGTAATCCAGGCAAGCGACCGCTGACCGTCATTGATTTCAAAGACAACGCGGCTGACCTTGAGGGTCAGAAGATGCCAGAACCTTCGGAATACCTATCTGCGACACAGAAAGATGGCACAAAATTGTGTGCGGCAGAGCTATATGAAAAGGTATGGCTTTGGCTACACGAGCGTGGTTGTGCCTCACTGGTCTCCCCACAGCTGATGGAGCGTTATGCCATGAGCTGTGCCAGATGGATACAGTGCGAAGCGATCACAAGCGAGCTAGGCTTTCTGGCAAAGCACCCCACCACGGGTGCTGCAATTCAATCTCCCTATGTGGCGATTGCAAACACATACATGACCCAGGCGAATAAGCTGTGGTCAGAAATCTTCCAAATTGTCCGTGAGAACTGTACCGGCGAGTACGGTGGCACAAATCCACAGGACGATGTAATGGAGCGTCTGTTGACGGCGCGGAAAGGTAAAGGTTAATTATGTTTGAAAAAGTGAATCCGGCGCATCCGGATAAGTTGGCTGACCGAATTGCCGGTGCGTTAGTAGATCTAGCGTATGCCCAAGAGGAAAATCCTCGTATTGCTGTCGAGGTGTTGATCGGTCACGGTGTCTGTCACATTGTGGCGGAGACTTCTGTGAAGCTTTCTGCCGATGCGGTGGCATCTGCGGTTCATCGCATTGCCGGTCCCTTGACTGTGGACTATGTAGAAGTTCCCCAGGACACCCATCTGTCCCGAAACCAAACCGGAGCTATCCGCTGTGGTGACAACGGTATCTTTAAGGGTATGCCTGTGACCGAGGAGCAGAAAAAGCTGACCGGCATTGCCAGAGCAATTTATGCTTTCAATCGCACCGATGGGAAATACATCCTGGACGGCGACCGCCTGATCATCTGTCAGAGCAATGCCAAGAGTGAGGAGCTGAAATCCATCTTCCCCAACGCAGAGGTTAACCCCCTGGGCGATTGGACTGGTGGCACCGATGTTGACACCGGAGCTACCAACCGGAAGCTAGGCAGTGATATGGCTGACTCCGTTACTGGCGGCGGTCTGCACGGCAAGGATCTCAGTAAGGCTGATGTCAGTGTAAACATCTACGCTTGGCTGAAGGCGCAGGAAACCGGCAAGCCCGTGGAGTTCTGTTGTGCCATCGGCGACGAGACTGTTGGCGGTGTCCCTTATTCTGAAATCGTAGAAACAGCGAGACAGCACATCCAGGCTTTGGGTGGCTTTGAAGCCTTCGCTGCGTGGGGGCTTGTATGATTATCGAAAAGAAAAGTACGGCAGATCTTCTGCCTGCAGACTATAATCCCCGCAAGGCGCTCAAGCCCGGTGACCTGGAATACGAAAAGCTGAAGCGTTCCATCGAGCAGTTTGGCTATGTGGAGCCGGTCATCTGGAACAAGACTACCGGCCGTGTCGTTGGTGGACACCAACGCCTCAAGGTGCTGATGGATATGGGTCACACAGAGGTTGACTGTGTTGTGGTGGAACTGCCCGAGGAAAAAGAAAAGGCTTTGAACATCGCACTGAACAAGATTTCCGGCGAATGGGATAAAGACAAGTTGGCTTTGCTGATTACGGATCTGCAGGGTGTTGACTTTGATGTGTCTCTTACCGGCTTTGATCCTGCGGAGATTGATGACCTTTTCAAAGACTCTGTCAAAGACGGTGTTAAGGACGATGACTTTGATGTTGCAGCCGAACTGGAGAAGCCCACTATTACCAAGCCCGGTGATATCTGGACCCTCGGCCGGCACCGACTCATCTGCGGTGACAGCACCAAGGAGGAGACCTTTGAACAGCTGATGGCTGGCAAGAAGGTCAACCTGGTCATTACCGACCCTCCCTACAATGTCAACTATGAAGGTTCTGCCGGTAAGATCCAAAATGACAATATGGCAGACGCAGCCTTCTATGATTTCCTGCTTGCCGCCTTCCAAAACACAGAAGGTGCGATGGCAGACGATGCGTCCGTTTATGTTTTCCACGCTGATACCGAAGGGCTCAACTTCCGCAAGGCATTTGCCGATGCGGGTTTTTATTTGTCCGGGTGTTGTATTTGGAAGAAGCAGTCTCTTGTCCTGGGACGCTCTCCTTATCAATGGCAGCACGAGCCTTGCCTTTATGGATGGAAGAAGAACGGCAAGCATCAGTGGTACACCGGCAGAAAAGAGACCACCATTTGGGAGTTCGACAAGCCCAAGAAGAATGGTGACCATCCTACGATGAAGCCTATCCCTCTGTTAGCATATCCCATTATGAATTCCAGCCTCACCAACTGCCTGGTGCTAGATCCCTTCGGTGGCTCTGGCAGTACGCTCATTGCTTGTGAGCAGACCGACCGCTGTTGCTACACCATTGAGCTTGATCCCAAGTTCTGCGATGTTATCGTGAAGCGGTACATTGAGCAGGCCGGAAGCTCCGCCGGTGTATCAGTACAGCGAGATGGTCTGACCTATCAATACTCCGAAGTGGAGGTACACAATGAGTAATTTGACCCTCGGCAGTCTGTTTGACGGCTCCGGAGGTTTCCCTTTGGCCGGCTTGCTTTCCGGTGTCACACCTGTGTGGGCATCGGAGATCGAGCCGTTTCCTATCCGGGTGACCACCAAGCGACTGCCTTTTATGAAACACTATGGTGACATCTCCCAAATGGACGGTGGGAAGATTGAGCCGGTGGACATTATTACCTTTGGATCTCCTTGCACCAACCTTTCTGTGGCTGGGCGCCGGGAGGGTCTAGATGGCAAACAGTCCAGTTTGTTTTACCAAGCCGTCCGTATTATCAACGAAATGAGGTGTGCCACGAATGGCAAATATCCCCGATGGATCTGTTGGGAAAATGTCCCTGGAGCATTTTCGTCTAACTCCGGACGCGACTTCCAAGCGGTCCTCGACTCAATTATCCACATCGCAGAACCGGAGGCTCCCTCGGTGCCTATGCCTGAGAAAGGTGGATGGCCTGCCGCAGACTGCTATATGGGAGACGGATGGAGCGTTGCGTACCGAGTACTCGATGCTCAATATTGGGGCGTTCCCCAACGTAGAAAACGCATCTTCCTTATCGGCGATCTTACAGGTCAATGTGCCGGAGATGTACTATTTAAGTCAGAGGGCTTGTCTCGGTATTCTGCGGAGAGCTTCCGTGCGTGGCAAAGAACTACCGGAAGTGTTGAGACTGGCACTGCAACATCAGGCTTCGGCTTAGATGGTTACAATGGAGCCATCGGTGACAAGGCAGCCACCCTCGGTGTGAACTGTGGGATGTCTACTGGTCGCAACGGTGTAGTCCTCAATGACCAAGGCGGCAACCGTATGGATGTGACCCACGATGTGACTTGCACCCTCCGGGCAGAGGCACATCACCCTCCGGTAGTAATGGAGGCGGCAGGCTTCTGCACAGAGCATTCTGCCAAGAGCAGAAGCATTGGATATGAGGAAGGACTGTCTCCCACGCTGCGTGCCGGGGTTGTTCCGGCAGCTTTGGCTTTGGAAAACCACCCTGCTGATAGCCGGGTTGATATTGCCGAGGATGGAACGGTGCAGACACTGACTTCACGGATGGGGACCGGTGGCGGCAATGTTCCTATGGTGATGGATTTGGTTAAGGTATTCGGTATCTGCTCTTACGATAGCAATGCGATGAAATCTGATAATCCCCACAGCGGTTTTTATGAAGCAAAGACCACACGCACCCTGGATGCAAATGGTGGAAACCCCACTTGCAATCAAGGTGGCGTGGCAGTTGTGTGCATAGACCAAGGTGGCGGAAAATCTGCTTGCAATGTGACAAAAAATATGTCACCTACGCTTACCTGCACCCACGGTGGAGAGCCGGCTGTCTGCGTGAAAGGGGCAACCATCGCTATCGAAGGAAACGGTAGCCGTCCTTCCCATAAGGGAGATGGCTATAGCGAAAACGATGTGATGTATACCCTTAACACCATCGAACACCATGCTGTTGCTGCGCCGACTTTCTCTTCCAGTAAATCCTCCTTCTTCTCAAATGCGGAAGAGGAGCTTGCCAACACCTTGGTGGCTACAGATTACAAAGACCCTCCCATCATCAACACGACTCCGGTAGGCTTTGATCCTTCTACCGCAAGAGATGTGGGGCAGTATGTTTTGGAGGACTGTGGAAACACCCTGGTAAACGGCACTTGCCCTGGCTACCACAACGGTGTGGTGGACACATCCTATGCTGTCCGGAGACTGACTCCTACGGAATGCGCCCGGTTGCAGGGCTTCCCGGATTGGTGGTGTTCCGGATTGGAAACACCGGAGCCTACTGAGGAGGATGTCGCCTTCTGGAAAGAGGTCTGGGAAACCCATCGCAGAATCACTGCTCCCAATACCAAACCCAAAAGTGAGAAGCAGATCCGCAAGTGGCTGACAAGTCCCCATTCGGATGCAGCCGAGTATAAGATGTGGGGAAATGGCGTAGCCTTGCCCTGCGTCTTTTTTGTGCTTGCAGGCATTGTGTTATATACACAATAATGGCGGCTGGTATTCTACATTATTCGTGGCAGAAACAACTTGCTATATCGGCTAAGTAGAGCGAATATGTGACTACCCAAATTAAAGGAGGTCACTACAATGACACTAAAAACAAACGCCCAGGGCAAGGAACGCAAGCGGATGGCATTGGTCATTTCCCAATGGACAGGCCACCCCGTCAAGTACGCAGGAGCCCCCACCTTCAACTATGAGGTCGGCGGCATTGTGATCAACAAGGATGCCGGAATCGACATCAGCAACACCATGCCGGACGAGGCAATCGACCGACTGGTGCAGCACCTTATCAACGAAGGCTTCGAGATTGAGGACTTCACTTCCAGCGCAGAGCAGGAGGAGAAGGAATCCGAAGGGCCTACCGGGATCTCCATTCAGATTCCTTGGAGCCAAGTCAGCGAAACCGGGCTTGAGAACCTGTTTGCCATATTGGACTCCAAGGGTGCCCTAATTAAGAAAGCCCTTGGCGTTGACGCATTGCCGGTTAACTTGATTGAGGATCGGCTGGACTTTCCCTGGTTTCCCACGGACTGCGAACCGGAGGACCTGCATACCTACATGGAGTTTGTAACTGCCCTTTGCAATATGGCAAACAAGCAGAAGCGAGTGAACAGCAAGGCGAAGGACGAGCCTGCCGAAAATGAAAAGTATGCATTTCGGTGCTTCTTACTCCGGCTCGGCTTCATTGGCGACAAGTATAAAGTTGCCCGCAAGATTCTACTTCGCAACCTCAACGGCAACACGGCCTTCCGGACCGGTGCGAAGGGAAAGGAGGAAGCAGAATGCGAGTAATTTCCAAAGAGGCACTACAAAGCCTCCGGGAGCAGTATCCCAACGGCACACGGGTTGAGCTGATCCATATGGATGACCCCTATAACACCAAGCTTGTTCCCGGCTGCCGAGGCACGGTTCGCTGCATCGATGATATGGGTACGATCCACGTGTCCTGGGACTGTGGCTCCGGCTTGGGAATCGTCTATGGTGAGGATTCCTGCCGGAAAGTAATCGAGGCAGAAGTCGATTCTACCCAGTAAAATACACATATTTCGAGCGAATTATTGTGTAGTTTATGCCGCAGATATAACTTGCTATATACCGGATTCAGAGCAATAATGTGTACTACCAAAGAACAACGGAGGCAGACACAATGAAAACTTACAACGCATTCAAAAAGCAGGTTGCAGCAATCAAAACCCAGAACGACCTCATCGACGCACACATCGCCATTTGCCAAGCTTACAGCAGTTACAAGCTGACCCACACACAGTTCATGGAGCTTCGGCAAGGGATGATCGCCAAGAGAGCAGAAAACAACATCGCCTGGGGCAAGGGCATCTAAGGAGGAAAACGCAATGCGGAGAATCGACACTTTTGAAAACGCCATCACCAACCAGGTCAAGGACCTTAAGGCAGAGGGAATCAACCCTACCGCCTACTGGGCTTACCGCAACAGTTGCCGGTGCGGTAACGACCTTATTGATTTCAACGAGGTCATTTGGGATGAGGACATCCCGGCGATCGCCGAGACCTTCAGCCAGAACGACATCACTGAGTTCACCATCAGCTGCAACTTCTCCGGCTTGATTCGCACCCTGGTTGCATTTGAAAAGGCCGGCTTTAAGATGAACGGCACTTGCCAAGTCAACGCTCCTTACAAGAATTGGGGCAGCGATGAGTGGAGCAAGGTTGATGCCCTGCATATGATCCGCGCCTAATTTCAAAACAAAACAGAGAGGACAACCCCGGTAGGGGCTGTTCCTCGTATACGGCAAGTCGCACCAATTTGGTGGCGGCTATTTTTATTCCCTTTGTAGGAGGTGATCGCATATCAGAAAACTGAAAAAGTACAAGCCAACCCGATTTATGGCGAAAGGCTCCTACTACGATAAGACAGCTGCTGATTATGCGGTTTCCTTTATTGAATGCCTGTGCCACACGAAAGGCACCTGGGCAAGAAAGCCTTTCGAGCTTATCGATTGGCAGGAGCAAATCATAAGAGATGTGTTTGGTACACTGAAGCCGAATGGCTACCGGCAGTTCAATACTGCCTACATCGAGATACCAAAAAAGCAAGGCAAATCCGAGCTGGCTGCTGCGGTTGCCTTGCTTTTGACTTGTGGTGATAACGAAGAGCGTGCTGAAGTTTATGGCTGTGCTGCAGACCGCCAACAAGCATCCATCGTATTCAATGTGGCTGCCGATATGGTCCGGATGTGTCCGGCACTTTCCAAACGAGTCAAGATCCTCGACTCTCAAAAGCGGCTCATCTACCAACCCACCGGAAGTATCTACCAGGTGCTATCAGCGGATGTGGGCAATAAACACGGCTTTAATACCCAC